GTCTTGATTCTTACTAGCCCTATTAGCATTTTTCATAACCTCTGCTTTATTTTCAGAACCATAGTTCTTTGATTCAAACTGAGACCACATGCTAGTACCAATTGCTGTAGGTATATCCCTGGCTTCACGGGCTATGGTTTTTATTCTTTTAACAATTTTAGCCATGACTACTTCTTTTTACCCATTTTTTTCATAGCCATTTTTTTCATGACCATCTTCTTGTCAACCTTCTTAGCGGCTTTCTTAGCCATTGCCTTACCCTTTGATGTGTATGGGAATTTCTTTCCGTCTACCATTGGCATGTTATACTCCTAGTTCGTTGATTGTTTTAGCGGTTTGTTTGTTTATATGTTTAGCATTTGGGTCCTTCTCAGCATTATATGCCCTTCCCAAATTCTCTGATGCTTTCTCTGCAGCAACTATCTTTTGCATAGTAGTTCCTGCTGGTTGAATACCCTGTCTACGAGCATTCCTATAGGCTTCTAGTTCGCCCTCCCACTTACGTCTTGGCATAGATGCTCTACCATTAGCATCACCCGTGCTTAATTGTAATCCTTTAGCCTTGCATCCAAAACAAGGGTCAATATGACAATTACTATGGTCTGCTATAAAAAGTTTTTCTTTACTTACAAATGGTTTAGGTGATGTAGCATCACACTCAGTGCATCCATATAAGGATACATACTGATTCATCTGACCATCTTTTAATTCATATGCCCAATCAAGAACTTTACTCTTGTGGTCGCATTCCATACTGCCCCCTATTGTGCTGTAAAGTTAGCCTCTGTAACTCCAACATTGCCTGCAATTAATCTTGTCTTGGTATCTTCGTCAACTATATGACGGCTGCCGCCAAGGTAAACCTCTTGGTAAGACTGTAAGTCTTCGTCTACTAAATAGCGTACTTGTTTATATATACCATTATCACGAATGATAGTTATCCCACGGTCTAATTTATAAAAGTAAAATAAGCGGTGTCCACCCGCTGGACCTTCTCTAACTATTGGTGTATCAAAAACATATGTAGTCATTTAAGTCCTTTATTAAGAGAGGGGCAGGGCGTAAGCCCCACCCCTCATTGCTACTAAAGAGCAGCGATTGATGAACCTGATTCGATTCGATATAGTGCTTCTTCACGGTAGCGAGCAAATCCAAGTACGCCGTACCAACCCATTGGGCGGTGACGCATTAACTTGTCAACTACTGGTCCGATAACTACATGTGGCTCTTCAGCAACGGCTTGTGCCATGGCTTGTGAACCGCAGATAATTGTACGGAAGTTACGAGTAACAGGAGTTACGGTTACAACTGTTGTAGCAGTTACTGCTGCTGTGTTAGCAACATCTACAGTAATTGTAGTAGTTGAACCTGATGTTGATAGTGCAGTAATTTTTGCACTTGAACCAACACCTGTTCCTGAAATCTTATCTCCAACCTCAGCACGTGAAGCGATAACTGAAGAAGAAGCAACACCAAAGGTAAACCCTGCTGATGTTCCTGCAACTGTTACTGCTGTTGTTGCTAATGTTGATTGGTCTGCACCATCTTTGGCTGAGTAAAGACGTGGTGACTCAATATAGAATGCACCTTCGTAGTTACCAATTTCTCCTGCCCAGATGCGGTCTTGTGAAGAACCGTATTGGTTAGGAAGTAGCCAGCCTTGTCCTGAAGAGGACTCAGCACGTAGGTCATGTGATACTTCTGGGTGGATACCAGCCCAGTATAGTGAACCTTTACGTGCAACTGCTTTAGCAGAACGTAACTTAGCGACAGCCTTACGGATGTCTGCTGAATCAATTGTTGCTGCTGCTGCAATTGTTGCTGTAGATGTTGCTGTAGCACCTGAGTAGATTACGTTTGTTCCAGCACGCAATGTTTCCATTGCTACTGCGTCAATTGAATCTGCTAGGTTGTAAGCAATAATGTTTGCGATTGCTGGGTCTACATCAGCAAGGCTGAATAGTTCCAACGCACGTGTTACCAATACAGAGTTACCATACTCATTAAGAGTAATAGAAACTGTAGTTGGTGTTGACAGTGCTACTGCATCTGGGTCGGTTGTCTCAGATAGAGTAGATGTCTTTTGTGCCAAGTCAACGTATTTCTGTAGAACTACGGTTGAGCCTGGTATTGATTGACGGGCAGGTGTTTTATCTGCGACTGAACGAATTAAGGGTTCAGAACGGAGAGCGAACTCCAATAAGCGGTCATACGCTTGCTGGACTAGACCTGCGCCACCAGCGGTACCGCCAAGTGTAGCGGAACCTGTACCTGTATAGGCATTAGCCATTTGTCACCTCCAAGGTGATTAAGAATTACTATGGATTAAATATTATTGTGCACGAAGAATAGAAAGAATTTCATCTGCAGATTGTGCATTAGAAATTCTTGTTTCTAAATCATCCGTACGTTCAGGGGTTAATGAATTCTGAGTAACAATATCTTGCTGCCTTAAGGCTGCTCGATTATTTTGTTCTTCAGGATTTACAGGCTCCGCAATTTTTAATCCAAACAAATCAGCATTCTCGTCAAGCCAGGTATTAACTGACTCTTCACTAATGTCTTCTAAGTCTTTCATAATTAAACGCTGCGCCTTTAGATTAACGCCCTTCTTTTCTAGGACTTCTTTGACGGTTCTCTCACGCTGCACCTTGGACAATCCCTCAAGTTGCTCAGTAAGTTCCTTGATACGCTTCTCATCTGCACGTTTGGCTTTTCTTAGTTTCTTAACTAAATCATCACCTTGCAGAGGCATATCGTTATCTTGGTCTTCGTCTTCGTCTTCCCAGTAGTTGTTGCTCATAGCAACCCACCCTTCTATCCGTGTGGGGAATCTATTTAGAACTGACCTGCTGAAGAACTTCTACGCAAGTATTGAGTTGATAATCCACCAGTATTTAAACCTGCTGAACCTTTAAATGATGATTTTTCTGTTTCTATCAATCTTTCTTTCTTACGTTTAGCCTCTGCAGATGATTTAAATTGTTCTTGCTCTGCTTCTGTTTGTCCATAAGTAATACCAGTTTCATTATAAATATTAGAAAGTTTAGTAGCGGTAGGAAGTTCTTCCGCAATGGTTGAGTATCCTTCTCTAGCCTTTGCTAGTGTTACTCCATAAGTTTGTAAGTCTTCTAATCTTGCTAAACCAGTTTCTTTCATACCAAACTGTTTTGCCGTAGCCCCAATTTCTCCAATAGTAGTTTTTCTTTCTAACTCTTGTAAAGTTTCTGTTGGCTTTAAAAAATATGCAACTATATCTGTATCAGTAATACTTGGGAATAAGTCCCTAATGGTTGATAAAATTGCTGGGTCAGCATTCTTAACTCTCTTTACTGCAGTATCTATACGTCTGGTTACCTCTGTTACTGATACAGCATTACCTATTAAAGTAGAAAATTGAGCACGTGAGGATAAGTTCCCAACCCCATACATTTTAAATATTTCTGAGTAGTCATTTTCTTGTTGTAAATATTCTGCTTCAGATAAAGCATTTAAACCAGAACTGACTCTTGTTGTATTGCCAGCAAAGCGTGCTTTATATGTAGGTAATTCCCTCATATCTAATTTAAGTTGTTCTGGTCCCATTTTAGCATTGGTTAAACCAGACTCAATGAACGTACTAAGTTCTGCAATTTCTGCTGCTGTAAATCCATAGGTTGTTAAAGTAGATTTAATAATAGAAAATGCATCACGGCGTTCAGCGCTTATACCACCTGTTCCAGTTAATGGTGTTATATCAGTCTTAGGTCTAACTCCACCTGATTCATATTGGTTAAGTAGATTAGTTAAATCCGCAGCAGTAATACCAGAAGCAATTGTATTTAAATCAGGTGGAAATGAACCATTGTTTGCATTCATATATGTACGTATTTGTTCTAAAGTATAAGCACCTTTTCCACCACTACCAAGTACTATACCGCTGGGTCCACTGCCAGGGGCGCCACCTCCGAGTGCTTTATTAATTGGAGTAATGTCACCCGTATACGTTGCATTTGGGTTCTCGGCTTTTTGAAGTATTGCAAGTGATGGCTTAACCACAGTATTTAAAGTGTTAATTAAATTTTTAGCACTATCAATTACAAATTGATTTTTTGCCTTTACACCCATATCAAGAGTTTTTTTGGCTTCGGCTAAAGATTTATTAAAATCTGCTTGTGCTTTATCAACGCCAGTTGTAAATGTTTTTATTTGCTGTGGTGTAGCAGCAGGAGTTGCACTACCTGCTTGACCAAATGGTGTACCTCCAGCGAGTGGAGGTAAACCTAGTCGTGCTCTAGCCTTATCTTGTTCGTCAACCATTAGCCTACCTTACCAAACGTTTTTAGTAGTGAGTTTATAAATTGTGCAGCACTTTCATTTGCTGTAGAACTATATCTCCAGTTAGGATTTTTTCTAACTAAAGTAGTAAAATCTTCTGGACCTAATAGTTTTTCTCCACCAATTGCTGTTTGAATATCACTATCAAATACATTTATTTCTTTTGCATTTAAATCTAACTCTCTTGCTTTAATGGCAGAAAAGTCTGCAATAAAATCTCCAACAGATATACCAGCATCTATATAGGGAGCAAGGGCTTTATACTTTAACTTAGATGCTTGAGTTAATGTACGCTTTTGTTCCTCAAGAGAACCACCTGGCTTATTAATTTCTTCAACCTTTGATAATAATGCTTCATTACTTAAACGTATGCCAGTCTTATATGAATGCCCAAGTAGTTCGGTATAGAAATTACCAATTTCTCCACCAGCCTCTTGTAGTTTTGTTGGTTCAACATCTTTAATACCAGTACTCTTAGCCTTAGCACTACCTCTAGTAATAAGTTTAATACGCATTTCAAGTCTATCTAAATCCGTTAACTGTGCAAAACTTCTACTACTTGATACTGTTTGTCCAAATGCATTAGTTGTACTAAAGCCAGTACTAACACGTTTTGATTCTTCTGCTGATAATTCAAGCCAATATTGATTAGCAAGTTTATCTAATTCATTAACTAGTGTTGGGTCTCCAACATAGTCTTGAACCGTTCTATAAAATTCCTTTAAAGCATCTGCCTTAGTAGTTAATTGACTAGTTCTTGAACTTTGACTAGTTGGGTCTGGTAGTGGGTCTCTAGTCTGAACAAAGGTTTCAAAAGAATATAGTTGACCGCTTGGGTCAAAATTAGGATTTGTTTTCTTTTGTTGTGCAACAGATACTGCAGACCTAAAGTTATCAACGCTAGTTGCTTGAAGTGCTTTTTTAACAGCAGCCTGAAAACCTAAATCATTTTCTACTATAGGGCCACCTTGTATAGATACCCCATAAGATTTTTTATCTGGATAGAAATCTTTTAATTTTTTCTTATATGCTTCTTTTGCAATGTTAGGTATTCTATTTATATACTCTTGAACCGCTGCATCTAAGTCTTGTGCAAAATAACCCTTGCCATCTTCGCTAGGTAAAATAACTATTGACTTAGGATTTGGCCTTCCGTCTGCTAATGGAGCACCAGAAATATATGGTTGCCCAGCAATTGAACCTTCTGTTCCTCCAGAATTTAATGCAAAACTACCATCAAGAAACTTATCCCAATCTAGTTGAACACCCTTAGGTAATGGTTGTAAATTTGGATTTGGTTCTCTATTTGTTGGGTCTGACTTAGGGCCAGTAGATGGTGTTGCATTAGGTGCAGGAGGGTTTGGTAATTTATTAGGATTAGGAACATTAGCATGTGTTGGGTCATTAGCATAGCCAATACCATCGTTAACAAATACCCACTTACCAGATGAATTTTTCGACCAAGTCATTATTTTTCCATCACTTTCGTAGGAGTAGTGTAAACGTCATCAAGTAATGGACGGATAATACTTTCGTAAGCATCAGTTAAAGCCCTATTACCTTTTGATAGGTTTTCTAAATTAGCCATACCTTGTATTTTTTCCTTATCTAATGTTTCTGTTCCATTAAATTGAGTTCTAATATTGGTATCTTCAAAAACATTTAACAATCTTCTAGATAAAGAAGTCATTAATTGTAATGTCTTTACTTGTTCTTTAGGAAGTTTGTCAATAAAATCTTTATCACGAACCATTGATTCCAAGGCAGTAAATTTAGTAATTTGACTTTGTCTTTGTTCAAATGCTTTTTGAACTAGTGCTTCTTTTAATGCCCAGTTACCGCTTAGTAGTACCTTTTTCTGTGCATCAGCATTGGCTAATATCTCTCTACGATAGGTAGCCCTATTTCTATCTGGATTATTTGGGTCGGTAAATAATTTATTAACATCTTTATCTATTTGATAGTAGTTATATCTATCTTTAGCAGCAGTAACACTAATAATATAATCTCTGAATCCTTGTCCCTGGAAATCAAAAGGATTATCTTTTGGTCCAATTAAATCACTAGCCTCTAAGAAGTACATTACATTTGGGTCATACTCTCCAACATGTGGAGCAAACACCCAACCTACGGTTGGATATCTTTCTAATAATTTTTTATTTCCTATTGCCCAATTTTTTGTTTCTTTAGTGTAGTTAATGGCAATCTTGGCTGCTCTACTAGACTTAGATACAGTATAAACAAGTCTATCTGGGTTATCGCCAATATACATTGCGGTAGCAAGGGCTATTGGGTCGTGTAAATAGAACCCATTCTCAGAATTATTAATAGTAACACCACGAATAACTTCGCCCCAGTATTGATTAAGAGAAACTATACCCTGTTTTCTTAATTCACTTGGAATATCTGCTTGTGTATTACCTAGTGGAACTGCAGATAAAGTATTAAACCCAGCACGTATTGCTACAATATTATGTGCAGCAAGTCTTAATCTTTTATAGAATAAATCCATCTTCTTTGGGTCTTGTAAGTCTGCACCACTAACTCTAGTTGCTGGATTAAACTGCAATGCTGCAGCAGCCTGCATAATTATGTTTGCTTCAAGACCAGTTTTTTGTCCGCCTGGCATTTGTGCCCAAGCGTTCATTAAACTTCCTGGAACCAAAGCCCTTACCCAGTTTGTATTATCACTAGTTGGACCAAGAACCCAGTTATCTATATTTTCAGCAAACTGAACTAATTGTTTAACATCTAATGCTTGTCCTGTTGTAGTTAATAAAGCCTTTGTTGCTAGCGTTGGTATAGCCATAGTAGGACCAACAAGAGACCAAACACCAGCACCCTCAGAATAAGATGGGTTTAAGAAAGAAATCTTAGCGGTGTATTGATTCCATTCTGGTTGTTTAAAGAAACTCCAGTCATCCTCTGTTAATCCTCTATATACTCCACCTGCTGCCTTTAATGGGTTAGCAAGGGATGCCATTACTGGCGCAACGTTCTTCCAAAAAACTCCATCATTAGGAACAAGAATATATTGATTGCCATCTTGGTCTTCATAAACCATACCACTACCATTTGAAGCATGAACATACATGCCACCTCTATAAGCAACCTTATCTGGGTTTTGACTTATATAGCGAACCATACGTCTGGCATAATCATTGGTAGCACGGATAAATCTACCAACCACTCTTGTATTAAAATCAAGTTGATTCTTAATTGCTGGATTATCTATATACATTAATACTTCATTTTGAGC